CTAGGCTAAAGCGAGCAGGAGTATCTGGTTTTAACAAACCAAAGCGTACGCCTTCACACCCAACAAAATCACATGTAGTTGTGGCTAAATCGGGTGACCAGGTTAAGACTATTCGCTTTGGTCAACAGGGTGTCAGTGGAGACAAAACACCTACAGCAAGACAAAAATCGTTCAAGGCTCGTCATGCAAGCAACATTGCCAAAGGCAAAATGAGTGCTGCATATTGGGCAGATAAGGTGAAATGGTAATGGCTAAAAAAGAAGTATGGGATAAACCAAACCCTAAGAAAAAATCAACACCGCTATCTCCTGCTGCTAAAGCATCAGCCAAGGCTGCTGCTAAAAAGGCTGGCAGAAAGTATCCCAATCTTGTGGACAACATGAGAGCAGCACAAAAGAAAGGCAAGTAATTATGGCTACAGGTTATGACGGTTCAACACTCGTTGCTGAATTAAATAGACTTGCCAATGAAGGCACTTATCCAAACCGCACTGTTTTTTTAGATGCACCAGGTGCTGCCAATAAATGGGCTGGAACAACTGGTAAAGATTTATTAGGAGCGCTGAACTACAAGGCTAGTTCATCTCGCCAACCAGATAACTTTAAAGGTTTAAACGCAGTATGTAATGAACTTGCTGGTACAACAGACAAGTCGGCAGTATCAGCCCTAAGGAGCATAAACCTGTGAGTACACTTGAACAACTTACTGACCGTGTAGATACACTTTTACATGGCTACAGTCTAAATATGGAATCAACCACATGGTTAACTGGCGCTATAACAACTACTACTCAAACGACTATTTCTGTTTATGATTCTAATGTTGTAAGCCGTGGCTTTATTCAAATTGATGATGAAGTTATGTATGTTACTTCTACAAATAACATTGACAATACCCTTACCCTTGCACCATGGGGTCGTGGTCAGCGTGGCACTGGAGCAGCAACGCATACCAATTCATCTAAAGTAATGGTATCCCCATTATTTCCACGCTTTGAAATTAAGCGTGCTATTAACGACACGCTCAATGCAATGTATCCAGATATATTTGCTATTGGTCAATATCAATTCCCATTTATTGCTGCTCGTACAACCTACGATGTTCCTGATGTAATACAGAATATCTTGTCTGTAACCCACCATGTCATTGGTCCTTCTCAAGAGTGGTTACCAGTGCGTGCATGGCAATTAGATAGAACAGCAAACCCAGCACAATACGGCACAAATGGTGCCTTTGGACATACCCTTGGTATTTACTCAGCGGTAGTACCAGGTCGTATTGTCAATGTGGCTTACTCAAAGCGCCCAACACTTTTTGACATTACACAATTACCATCAGTTACACAAGAATACTCAACAGTAACTGGCATGCCTGACTACTCAGAAGATGTAGTTATCTATGGCGCAGCCTTTCGTATGATTTCTTTCTTAGACCCATCACGCCTTGGTGCGCTATCTGCAGAAGCAGATGTGCTTGATAACCAGCGTGGAGCACGAAGTGGTGAGAACGCAGCACGCTTCTTGTTTAACATTTACAACACTCGTCTTAAGGAAGTGGCGGAAAACCAACGCCGTCAGTTTCCAATTCGTTCACACTATCAGAGATAAGGTAACCCCACCATGGCAGCAGGCGACCCAGGCGTACTCAAGCGGAACTTTTCCGCCACAGCGATTGAAACAACGCTCGTTAACTCTATTTCATCAGCAGCAACTGGCGACACAACTACAAGCGTTTCTGTTGTATCTGTTAGCGGTTATCCTGCTGTTCCATTTACACTCATCCTTGCACCAGATACCAACAAAGAAGAAGTTGTTACATGTATATCTGTAGTTGGAACAACACTTCAAATTGTCCGTGGTCAAGACTCAACCCTTGCGGTTTCTCATACTGCTGGTACATCCGTACGCCATGGTGTATCTGGTCGTGATTTTAGAGAAGAACAAACTCACATTGCAGCCCGTGGCTACGATGCAGATACTGCTATTCTTTCTAACGCTGGACAAACACATGTGCATGGACTCGTATCAGGCGATGGTTCAATAGTTGGTTCAGACCAATTAGTAACCCTTACTCGTAAAACTCTTACAACTCCAACCATCAACGGTGCCACTCTTACAGGCACAGTAACCTCAACAGCATCTATTGTTGTTAGTGGTGCTGGAACAATTACTGGTCTTTCATCTGCTGGTATGTCTAGTTCATCTGCTGCACCTAAGTCTTATGTAGATGCAATCCTTGTTCTACAACAAGCATCTGCAGCATCATCTGCAACAAGCGCAACAATGGCTGCAACCTCTGCAACCAGCGCTGCAGCCTCTGCTACCGCAGCAGCAACAAGCGCAACAAGTGCAGCGACTAGCGCTACAAGCGCTGCTGCTAGTGCAACTACCGCTGCTGCTTCTGTGGCTACAATCGCAGCATCTGCAACGAGCGCAGCAAACTCTGCTAGTGCTGCAGCAACAAGTGCTACTTCTGCTGCTGCTAGTGCTACCTCATCTGCTTCATCAGCAAGTGCTGCTGCTACAAGTGCAACCAGTGCTGCTGCTAGTGCAACTGCTGCTACTACCAGTGCTACATCCGCTGCTGCTTCTGCTACGGCTGCTGCTACCAGCGCTACAAGCGCTGCTGCCAGCGCTACTGCTGCTGGCACTTCGGCTACATCTGCTGCAGCCAGTGCTACTACTGCTGCTGCATCTGTTGCAGCAATTTCAGCCTTTGCAACTACAGCATCTAACTCAGCATCTGCTGCTGCCACATCAGCCACAAGCGCTGCTACATCGGCAACTTCATCTGCTACATCTGCCTCTGCTGCAGCAACATCAGCATCAAGCGCTTTAACATCTCAAACAGCAGCAGCAACTTCGGCTACTAGCGCAGCAACAAGTGCTACTGCAGCAGCCACCTCTGCTACATCAGCAGCAGCATCGGCTACCGCTGCAGCAACTTCTGCTACCAGCGCTGCTACTTCTGCATCATCTGCTCTAACAAGCCAGACAGCAGCAGCCACATCTGCAGCCAGCGCTGCAACAAGTGCATCATCAGCAGCAGAAACTTATGACAACTTTGATGACCGCTACCTAGGCGCTAAGACAACTGCTCCAACCACAGATAACGATGGCAACCCACTTATTGTCGGTGCTTTGTACTTTAACTCAGTAACTGGAATCATGGGTGTATGGTCAGGTAGCGCATGGGTTGCAATCAATACAACCAGTTCTTACTCAGCGCCTACTATTGGTTCAACACTTATAGCATCTGGAGCAACAATAGGAACTTTAAATGGTGTTACCGATATTGTTCTTAATGGTCCAGGAAGTATCACAGATGAACTAACCCTGCTTCTTATGGAAGCAATCTAAGAAAGGTAGTAACTAATGGCTACAACAACCAAGGCTATTGCTCGTACAGCAGCAGCCACATCAAGCACAACTCTATACACGGTGCCGACTACAACAACTATAACTGTTGTATCAAACATTGTGTTGGCTAATGCAGCGACATCTGCCTCAACAGCAACTATTGCTTTTGATGGCGTAACTATTGTTCCTGCTGTATCTATCCCTGCTAACTCTGTAGTTGGCTTTGATATGAAGCAGGTTATTCCTGCTAACGCAACACCTAAGGTAATTACTGGCTTTGCATCTACAACTGCTGTGTCAATTCACATCAGTGGAGTGGAGATTTCCTAATGGCATTTAATCAATTTCCTCAAAAGGGTGGAATCCCATCAGGTAATACTGCTGGTCGCCCATCGAATCCTATTATTGGTGACACTTATTACAATGGTCAATTAGAAGTTTTAGAAATTTACAACGGAACAACTTGGGTTGCAAACTCTGCACCTCCTGCTACACCATCTATTGCAAGTGTAACTGATGTTGGAACTGGTCTTGCGTATGCAACTGGAGGAACACTAACCGTTGTAGTTACTCCTGGTTCTGGTGGTTCAACAGCATTGCAATACAATGCATCAACATCAGCAGGTGGATTTTCTGCATCAAGTTCTGGCACAACAATAAGTTTAACAGGGTTAACTCCTGCTACAAGTTTTGTAGTAGTTGCAAGTGCATCTAATAATTTTGGCACAACTGTTAATAGCAATCCTTTTGCAAATACACTTGTAACAACAAAACCACAAACACCTACTATTGGAACAGCAGCCACATCTGGAGTAACTTCTAGTGTTACAGTAACATGGACACTTGGAAGCACTGGTGGTAAAAATCTTAGTGCTATTACTATTACTCCATATTTAAATGGAACAACAGCACAAACTGCACAAACTGCAGCCACAACAAGTTCTACATCACATACATTTACTGGTTTAACTAATGGTTCTGCTTACACATTTAAAGTTAAAACAACAAATGCTAATGGCGATAGCCCAGAAAGTTCTGCTACAAACTCTGTAACAATTCCTGTTTTTATAAGTGTTGATTATTTAGTTGTTGCAGGTGGTGGCGGTGGAGGTTACGATGCTGGAGGGGGCGGTGGTGCGGGTGGACTTCGTTCAACTGTTACTGCAACTGGAGGTGGCGGAACTTTAGAGTCTGCGTTTGCAATTGCTAGCGGAGCAGCAATTACTGTTACCGTTGGTAACGGTGGAAATGGTCAGGGAAGCGGTTGGGGCGGTGCAGCAACAAATGGTGGTGACTCATCTATCGCTGCAAGCGGTTTAACAACAATTACTTCTATTGGTGGCGGTGCTGGTGGGCGACCAAGTGGAGCAACAATTGCAGCACAGACTGGTGGCTGTGGTGGTGGTGGTTATGGTGGCAGTGGTCAACCAGGCGCTGCTGGAACTGCAAACCAAGGTTACGCTGGTGCAAATGGAAGCAACTCAAGCGGTATTCGTGGCGGTGGTGGTGGTGGCGCAAGCGCTGCTGGAACTGCTGGAAGTAGTGGTAGCGGTGCTATTGGTGGTGCTGGAGTTGCTGTTTCAATTACTGGCTCATCTGTTACTTATGGTGGCGGTGGCGGTGGTGGCGGTGAAGGTGGAAATAATGGTTCAGGCGCAACTGGTTCTGCTGCAGGTGGCGGTGGAGCAGGCGCAGGTGCTGCTGCATCAGGAGGAAGCGCAGGAACTGCAAATACTGGAGGTGGCGGTGGAGGCGGTGCTGGTGGTAGTACTTCCTATCCAAGTTTTGGTGGTGGTTCTGGTGTTGTTATTATTCGTGCAACCCAAGCAGCAGCATCAACTACTGGTTCACCTACATATACAACATCAGGCTCTTATCATATTTATCAATTTAATGGCAACGGAACAATTACTTACTAAGGAGAAAACAAATGGCACATTTTGCAAAATTAGATGAAAATAATAATGTTCTTGAAATCCATGTAGTAAGTAATAATGCATTAGATTCAAGCAATGAAGAAGCATCAGGTATTTCTTTTTTAACTGAGTGGTCTGGAGGATATACAAAATGGAAACAAACCTCTTACAATTCAACATTTAGAAAAAATTATGCAGTTGTAGGTGGTCAATATAATGATGAAATTGATGCATTTATTCCACCAAAACCATTTCCTTCGTGGAAATTTAATTACACTATTTGTTCATGGGAAGCACCTACTGAAAAGCCAGAAAATAACATAGAAGGTTTTAAGTGGATTTGGTCTGAGCCTAATCAAGATTGGGTTTCAGTTCCAAGAAGTTAGGTTATCATCCCTGAGCATGGATTAAAACTGCTCAACTTTTATGTCTTAATACCTAAGGAGATACAGTGGCTAGTCGTTCACCCGATATATCCGAGCGCACGATAATTGATTTATCTGGTCGCCTTTCTACATACTATGATTTAAACGGTAACGCTTTTGACATGGCTATCGGTGGCTTGCCATTTATTATGGCAGTCACAGACAGCACTCCTTACAGGAGACAAACCGCAGAGTTTCGTGTTCAGCGTGTAGACCAAATGCGTGACCCAGGCGAGCACACCCTTGGTGGCTCAGGCTACTGGACTCGTGCACAATCATCATGGCATTATGGCGAGGGTGTTCTATTTGCTGAGCCAATGGAAGGTAATGAGAACGAAGTTCGCTTTCGCTTTCGTGATTCCTATGGCATAGATGTATGGACTCCAGGTGAGATAAGCCTAATTAAAAAGACCACCCTTGTCCAGGCTTTTACTGGCAAGTGCAAGATAGATACGGGTGCAAGCAGTGCAGGCGTTGCCTTCCTTGTAGCAACCGACATGGCACCACGCACCTCACAAACTACAGCAATGTATAAGATTACAAGTTCTGGCTCATCTACACCTTTGGTTAACTTCTCATCATTTACTAATGAAACTATCCTTGCTACCACATCTGATGGCACATACATGTATGTTGCTACAACTGCTGGCATTTACGATGTTCAACTATCTGATGGAACAACCCATAAACATTATGGTTATGATGGTTTAACGGCATCAAATGTAGTTCTTAAGTATGCCAAGAATCGTGTTATTGCTGCGTTTGGATTTACTGATGGAACTTTCTCATCCTATGAACTTACATTTAAAGACCATGGTGGTGCACCTGTTGTCCAAATTAAACCAGCGATGACCGCTTCTCAAGGCGACCTTATTAACGGTTCAACTTTAATGCCTGCATTGTGGCAGTGGACAGGCATTACCGAAGGAACCAACGCCATTTATTTTAGTGGTTACGCTGGCGACCACTCCGTTATCTTTAAATTACAAGTAGATAATACTGCTGCGTTAGGCACGCTTATTACCGCTGCCACCTTGCCACGAGGCGAAACTGTTTTATCTCTTTACTCATACCTTGGCACCTTCCTTATGGTTGGCACAAACAAGGGCGCTCGCATTGCAACACTAGAGCAAAATGGTGACATGACATACGGACCATTGGTATTCCACAATGAGAACGGTGTCTATGACTTTGAAGGGCGTGACTCTTACATCTGGGCTGGCAATACCAATCAAGTAAATACCAACTCAGGTACTACACGCATCAACCTTGGTCAGCCACTGACTCTTATTGGCTACGCTCAACCTATCTCCAGTGGCGTATATGCCCGTGCAACGGATGCCTATGCTGATGGTATCTTCGGTACAGTAAATGCCGTTCGTATTTTAGGCAATGCTAATCAAGTTGCCTTTGCAATTAACGGTTCAGGTATTTGGTTACAACATCCAACAGAGTTGGTTGAATCAGGACAAATCCGTACTGCTCGTATTCGTTATGACACTATGGAAAACAAAGCATGGAAGCGTATTCGTATTCGCACATCTGATGATTTAGCAGGTGGTGATATTGAAGTATTTAAAATTGGTCCAACAACAGACACTGTTATTACTACGCTTTATGAAGGCAATAGCACTACTGCTGATATTGATTTAGGTGATGCATACATAGTAGCAGGACCAGATGCATCGTTTAAACTTACCCTTACTCGTAACTCTACTAGTGCAACCACTGGTCCAGTAGTAGTGGGTATTGCTGTTAAGGCTTTACCAACACCTACTCGTGCTCGTGTGTTACAGATTCCTTTGTTCTGCTATGACAAAGAAACAGACAAGACAGGTAACATCATTGGCTATGAAGGCTACTCAAGAGAGCGTTTAAACGCACTAGAAACTATTGAAGCCAACGGACAAACAGTTATTCTTCAAGACTTTAACCAAGGTGGAGAGCCAACCGAAGTCATCATTGACCAAGTTACCTTCACTCGCTCAACCCCTGCTAACCGTAACTACACAGGCTTTGGCGGAATCATTACGCTCATAGCCAGAACTGTCGTATAAGGAGAACAATGTAATGACTACTGCAAATTGGGCTGGACTAATCGTATCTATCATTGCAATCGTAACTGCGTTTGCTGGTTCTATTAGATGGTTAGTCAAGCATTATCTGTATGAACTTAAGCCCAATTCAGGCGCAAGTTTAAAAGACTCCGTTATTAGATTAGAAGAAAAAGTAGAGATTTTGTATCAGATTTTAATAAGTAAAGATAAAAAATAAATGCCAGAATTAAACGCTAATATCCCACCAATAAGTTGTTATGTAAGAGGTAACTTCTTACGCAATCAAGAGGATAGTCACGATAAGTATTTTCCTTGCGTAATCTTTGGAGTAAGTAGCGTACAAAACAGAAGCCCACTATTTCATTTTATGATGGAAGATGGCGGTCTTTGGTGGCGTATGCCTATCAATGCTTTTTGCAGCGAGCCAGGAGTACCAGAGGTAAGCCTGTATAATTTAGTTCTTTGGAACTCTTTTAGTCCATACATAACTGCTACTAAGTTTGCTAATCTAACAAACTTAAGCCTTCATTATACAGATAGAGATAGAAATAAAATTAGTGGTAAGTATCTCTTTACCCTTGACTGGCATAACCCTGACTCCAATAGGCTTGATGACGGATATTCAGAAACCCCTGATGAACACAAGTGCGGTCATGTAATAGAGCGAGATGATGGCAACTTTGCTATCCAGCCTAACAATAGGATATTTGTTTTTGAACCATCATATACAACTAAATATGGTGACCCACTTATCCATAGGATAATCAATGACCGTAAATGGGATGTTGAAGATAAAAAGAAATGGGTTACAGAAGATTCAAATGCTTTTCATTACGACATAGAAACAAAGAAGGATAAGAACTAATGGCACAAGTTGATGACTTCTTGGCAGTAGCACAAAAAGAAGTTGGCACGGTAGAAAAGCCTGTAAATAAAACTAAGTATGGTGCATTTACTAAACATGATGGACAGCCATGGTGTGGTTCATTTGTTATGTGGTGTGCTGCTCAAGTTAAATTAAAACTACCTAACCTTGTCTTTACTCCAGCAGGCGTAGCAGGATTTCAGGGCATGGGTGCATGGAGCAACGCAGCCACGGCATCACCTAAGCCTGGCGACATTGTG